CCTGGATCATTGGGGTGATTTACATACCCACCCTCTAAAGCAAACAGGGCTGCAATAATTGCAGCCGCTGCACCAGACACCCCTGAACCAACTAGGACTTTCTGATTCTTAATAGCCATGGGCTAACCTCACTTCGTAAACATATCGAGGATCTCAGACTTGATTGAGATACCTACTGCCAATACGCCTGTCAGAGCTACCCAAAGCCAGCGTGTTACTTTCTTGGCTCCAGCAATCTCGTGCTTCAGTTGAACGATTTCCTCAAACACCGGAGCGTGTTCTTTGGTGGTCTCCTCCAAAATCTGCACTCGATTCTCAATACTGGTTAGCATGGTAAGAATCTGTTCAACACGTTTGCCCAGTTCTTTCTTATCTTTACGATCTTCAGCTAACCATTCTTGGATCACCTGTAGACGCTCCCCTTGACGAGCTAATAGAACCTCACTACTTTCACTCATACAACCGCCTCCTGGTTAGGCCGCTTGCTGCTAACTAATTTGAAAGGATGAATTGCTTCATGACTTCGGTGGCTCCGCTCTAGATGAAAAACGTTTCCTGGCCCACTCAATCTCTTTAGGGGTGGGTTTTTTTGGGATAATCTCTTTAGACAGAAACTGCTTAAATCCAGATTCTTCATTTGGGGTGATCATAAGAAACCTGCCTATATATATATATATACGTATGTATGGTTAAGCGCTACCACGGCAGTCGGGTAACTAGGTATACTATATAGCAGATGTCAGTATGGTAGAAGAATATAGCAATTGTAGTTGTTGAACAGCTGTATAGAGAGAAGCCCCTCGATTGAGGGGCTTCTTGTCATGGGGTGACTCCTGATCCGTTTATCAACCCTAAGCTATTTAGAGCCGCAATCAAGGATGACAATGCTGCATTACCACCTGCTGAACCGCTAACAATAGGCTTATCTCTAGGGGTTGCACCATAGAACCCGAGTCCACCAGAACCCCAAGACAGTGCATTTATACCACCAGCTGCTCTCGAGTTAACATTACCAGAGCCCCGCTTGAATAAGTCGACATCTGCGGCTGGCCCACCGCTTATAAGGGGAGATGCGCCATACAGCAGCGCTTCAGCACTTGATGGACCCATTGAACCCACTTGCACAACGTTACCACCTCTGTCTGGTAATGGCGTACTACCAGTAGCTGCCACAAGACTTCTGGTTACAGTGCCGGTTCCACTGTCATGGAAGTCTCCTCCTGCTATACCGTAGAGTGTCCCATGGAATTCATTCTTATCCCCAGCAACCTTGATGTTGTTGGTTCTGCCGCCTATCAGTTTGTTTCGCGTACTGGCAGCGGAGAACTCGATCTCTTTATCAGAAAGCACGCCAATGAAAGTATTATCAACACCCTGACAGAAAAGGTCTGTGCTGATATTAAACTCGAAATCGGTGTTATTGAATGTGTTACCAAAGCACTTGTCAGATATGAATAGCCCGCCGCCGCAACCTTCTACCGTGCCACCTATGAATGTGTTCATTACAGCCGACTGTAAGTTCAGGCCATATGTCGTCACCGATGCGATTACTGGGTTATAGAATGTGCAAGCGGAGGTGCTTTCTAGTGGCGCACGCTCGCCAAGAATCATACCTGACGCCGGTGTTACAGCAAACGCTGGCTCACCCAACGGAGAGCTGCGTATGTTATACTCGTTACATACAGCCCAAGCAGTTTCCAGCGGAGCCACAGACACATCCCGTACTCTTGCCTCGAATTTACTGTGGTGCACAGCACGGGTATACACTCCTACGGTAGTGCTAGCGTTACCTTGAATTAATGGGTCTCCTGTTAACTTAACACAGAATACCCCACCACCAGTTGCCCCGCCATCAAACACTACTGCCTTCCCTGACCCAGTGTGCTTGAATACGACGCCCGGATTACAGCGAATCTCAAGCCTGGGTATCGCCCAGTTTGGGCTGGTTGTGTATGGATAAACTCCTGAAGGGAACTCAAGGCAAATAGTATCAAATCCACTTGAGCTGGAAATGGCATCTGCGCTAGCCAGAGCCATGGCATTTGTATAGTCAGCCTCACCGGCAACAAAGTAGTCTTTTATGCTGATTTTGTCTCGCAGAGCAAATTTACCATTCCGTATTACTCCGGATCCAGGAGCTATCAGAGATCTGTCTGTAAATCCTCCGCTCGTCGGGTTAGTCTCCGGAGCAACCGCACCAGCGGGGCCGGAATAGGCTTTCCCAGATGCCTCATGCAGCAATACGTCGTTGGCGTTAACCAGCGTACCGCCAGTCTCGAAACTACCACTAACAAGGTTATACAAGGTTATACCCAGCCTCCGCATAGCTGCGACGACGCAGCTCGTGGGTGTTTACTCCCGTCGTGGATCTTAAATTAGATACCTCGGCTGCAAGCAGATTCAAAGAAGCAGAGGAAGCTGCCCCACCCACCAGTGAAACGCCGTTGCTTAGAGCCAAGTCTTGGCGTAGAGAAGAACTGCCCTGAGGTATCCAGGCGAACTGACCAACCCCACCTGACGATTCAATAGTGCTATCTTCGGGGACAAAGTGCGGTAACGCACCTCCCCAGGAATAGGCAATACCGGTGTTATCATCAATCAACACATGATTTCTGTTACCGATAGCGGCACCTGTCTTGAAACTGGCTTTAAGTAGGTCAAAACCAGCTTCAGCGTAGGTACGCTTCAACGCTTCAAACGCAGTCTGCATACTATTAACTAATGGGTCAACCGACTCCGCTAAAGTAATTAGAGTCTCCATATTGGCTGCCACGTACTTGATTACTTGATACGCAGATCCCAATACCTGGTCTAGCTGACCGTCTGTGGTAGTCATAGGATTCATAGTAGGTTCCTCAGTTAAATCCAACCGTTCTGGCTGAATCGTGTGTTAGTACAGGACATGGACTGATTGACTAGATCCATACGCTCTACCTCTCGGCAAACTTCATCATACATCTTGAAATGAACCATTGCAGCAGATGTACCCTCAGCAGTATTGACCCCCTGAAAGTAGGAGTAAGCCACGTAAGCTGACAGCGCCGGTAACAGACAATCCGGTAGATAGAACTCGGTGTCGCTCCTCCATCTATCGGAATCTTCGACCAGTACAGTCAAAGGCTTGGCTTGGTAGGCAACCCCGAGAGCCTCGAAGTCACGAGGGAACATGTTCTGGATGATGTCAGCCTGTGGAGTAAACAAGCTATCCACTCGGCTCTGGTCATTTAGAGGACGCTGAACCCCGTTACTATCGAAGACATTGAGTACCTTTATGACATCTTCAAGGAAGGGCTCATTCGGCAGGTCTCGGATGTACGGATGGGGAACCAGGTCAAGTTAGCACCAGTTACCGAGTACATACTCTTCAGATGGTAGAAGGTAACCCCAGGCTGCATCTCAAGGATCAGATGCTTTTCCTTCAGAACGAATCGGCTATAGAGACGCATCAGACCTTCATCGATCATGGTACAGACTTGAGCAAACTCATCCCAACGGTTATCGAGACCATTCTGTAAACCAGAGAGGGTAGTGTTTCGCAACACTCCCCTTCCGAGTTGTTTAACAAAGTTGATTGTTTTCATGATTGCCTCACACGATATAGGACGAGAACCCTCCTCCACCTGTGTCATTATCAATCATGTCGTCGAACACGTCCACTGTACCAATCTGCTCTATCGGAGTCTCAGATGGCTTCCATGGATTCAAGTAACCCAACATGGAGATAGTATCCAAACAGTCGTCCTTACCTTTGATACCAGACTTGGTGACCAAACGGATCTGCTGCATGAACATACCGATGATCACGGTCTCCTTCATCTCCTTCGGCCAGTAGACTTTACCAGCCTTGAACCAAGGCACGACAACGTTCATCCGTTGCAGTTTATCGACCAGAGGACGGATACCAGGCTCACCGGACTTCTCAGAGCTGGCAAAGTTGAACCAGATGTTCCGGCCCATCATTTCTTTTTGGAGGAACTTAATGTAAGCCTGCTGCTGACCGGTCACTTCAATACCAACCTGCTGAGGCTTGTACTCTTGAACCAGGCGGAATAGGTTATCGAAACTCTTGTCGATGGTGCAGCGTTCGCAGAAGCCATCCACCCAGAACCAATCGCCATTGGCGTTATATGCCCACACAGAGATGACTGAGTAGTCAGCAGTCTGCTTCTTGGAAGTAGCGAAGTCGGTGGTGATATAGAAGTTAAAGTTGCCTCTGTTCCTGAGCAAGTCAGCACGAGAGTACCACTTGATCTCTGGATCCTGGATCAAGCGTTCATCGTCCGAGGTAATGCGAAGCATAAGTTCTTGGTAGAAGCCAGCCAGCTTACCTGTCT